GTTGACTTGAAAGTCAAAGATACTCTATATACTATAGCGATGCGGAATGCTCCGGTCGTAACACACTCTTGCTTGCTCAAAAGGAGATAACAATGACAGGCTTACAAACACTATTCCCGCGGTCATCTTTTGTTGGTTTTGACCATCTGTTCAACGAATTAGAGTGGACAGCTAAACATGCTCAAGACCATTATCCCCCACATAATATTATTAAAGCTGGAGATCAAGAATACTTGATTGAACTAGCTATTGCTGGGTTTACAAAGGATGAGATATCTGTAGAAGTTAAAGATAGAACCTTGACTGTTACAGGGGAACACGTCTCTAAAGGTAGAGAGTTTATCCATCGTGGCATTTCGACAAAGAAATTTAAACGAACCTTTAGGCTGTCCGAACATGTAAATGTAAACGGAGCAGATATTCAGGATGGGGTACTTGCAATTGAATTGAAGTATGTTATTCCAGAAGAAATGCGTCCTCGTAAAATCAATATTGGTCAAACGAGGAACGAAAATGACACAAGCAATACTAGCAGCCCACAGCTACTCAACGAGGGCAATTGAACTACTTTTTGAATCATTTAGAACTTTTAGACAGTATAGAATTGAAAGAAAAGCAATTCGTCAAACTGAAAAAGAGCTATCTAAACTTACTGATTATGACCTAGCGGACATTGGAATTTGTAGAGGCGATATTTATTCAATCGCACGATCAAAATCAACTATTGATAATTGCATAATTAATCGCAATTTGAAAGGTTGGGTCTAATGACAACTATAGTAGCAAATTATTTCTTCTCACCCTTGTCGGGTTTGTGGTCTTCAATCGATCGTTATTCGCAGGTGATTGGATATTCGAGAGCGGCATCGGAACTCGCAAGAATGGGTTTACACGAGGAATCGAAAGCGTGTATGATGGAAATAAAGAAGTTGCAAGATAAGTAGTAATCATATATAATGCGTAGGGGCTGTGATGGCCCTTACCTAACACACACAACACAGGAAAATAAAAATGACAAACCCTTATCAAATCCGTACAGATATTTTGCAAATGGCAAAAGAAATGTTAGACAAACAGTATGATATGCAAATGGCAGTTGCACATCAAGCAATGGATCTGTATAAAGAAAATGCTGACCAAGCATTAGATGCATACAAAAAGTATGTTCCCAAAGCAATCACTCCTGAGGAAATCAAAGAGCAAGCTGAAAAGCTATATGAGTTTGTTTCGGAGAAGAAGTGATGTATTCTGTTCGAGTGAAAGATACTGATGAAATCATTGCATTGTGTTCTCGTAGAGAGGATGCAGATGGTATCGCTAGTACTAAACTTGACGGTGTTCACTATATTGTAAAAAAACTTGATGATGGGCCTCACTTGCGTGAGGTCTATCGATCTGTATACAATACGAGGTAACAGTGGAAGCAGCATTAACAGCAGCATCAATCCTTGTTTTTCTTATAGTAGGATTCATTTGGATCGTTGTCTCTGAAAGTAAAAAGTAGTATAATATAGGCTTTATGTAAGTTCGGAGGGAATATGAACTTTTACACTAGCGTTAACCGATATGGTAACAACATCCTCTATAGAGGATTCGAAGATGGCAAGCGTATTGATAAGAAGATACCTTATATGCCAACACTGTTTATTCCAACAAACAAAGAGACTGGATGGAATACACTACAGAATAATCCAGTCCAACCTGTCACATTTGACACCATGCGAGATGCAAGAGATTTCATCAAGAAGTATGATGGTGTAGACAACTTCCCAATCTATGGCACAACAAACTATGTCAATCAGTTTCTTACTGATAGATTTCCTGGTGACATCAAGTTCGATAGAGAGAAAGTCAATGTGACTTCTCTTGATATTGAGGTTCATTCAGAAGATGGTTTCCCTTTTGTTGCTAATGCTGCTCATCCTGTGACAGCTATTACAATGAAGAGCAACCAATCAGACACATACTATGTGTGGGGGCTAAAAGATTATGATCCAGACAAGTGTCCCATTGAGGGAGTTACAGCAATCCATTATAAGAAGTGCAAAGACGAGATCGAGCTTCTACTGGATTGGTTATCTTGGTGGCATGATTCTCGGTACTGTCCCGATGTGGTTACGGGTTGGAATACTCGCCTATTTGACTTTCCATATCTTATTAATCGTGTAAAGAACATCATTGGTGGTGACGTCTATAAGAAGTTCTCTCCATGGGGTGTAGTAGATCAACGTGATATCGTCATTGCTGGTCGTACTAATATTGCCTATGAGATGATGGGTATTCAACAACTAGACTATTATGACTTGTTCCGTAAGTTTGGATATGCATATGGTACGTTGGAATCATACAAACTAGATCATGTAGCATACATTGTTCTGGGTGATAACAAACTATCATTCGATGAGGTAGGCAATCTACAGAATCTATACAAGCAAGACCACCAGCTGTACATCGACTATAACATTAAAGATGTTCAGCTTATTGATCGACTAGAAGAGAAGATGGGTCTGATTACTCTTGCTATGACTATGGCATATCGTGGTGGTGTTAACTACTCCGAGACGTTTGGGACTACATCGATCTGGGATTCTATTCTCTATCGTTTGATGTATAAGGATCAGACTGTTGTTCCTCCTAAGGTCGCTAAGATCAAAGAGAAGTATCCTGGAGCATATGTTAAGGATCCAATGACAGGTAAGCATGATTGGGTTGTATCTTTTGATCTTAACTCTCTCTATCCTAATATTATTGTTCAATATAACATGTCACCCGAGACAATCATTGATGGAGCTATCCCTGGTATCAATGTTGATGCTATTCTAAATGATAAAGACTTTATCTTGGATGATGACTATGCTGTAGCTGCATCTGGTTTACAATTCCGTAAAGATCAGCAAGGTGTTATTCCTAAGATCATTAAGCAATACTACGACGAACGTAGAGCTATTAAGAATCGTATGCTCGAAGCACAGCAAGAGTATGAGTCAGGTAAGACTAAGAAGCTAGAGAACGAGATCAATACTCTTGAGAACCAACAGATGTCTATTAAGATTCTTATGAACTCTTTATATGGTGCTTTGGGTAACAACTACTTCCGAT